GGTTGCGGAAAAGTGTTGACAGATGATGTAAATTGTGTTATTATTTTCTCGCAAGGGAAACGCAATTTCTACTGTACTAGAGGAAAAAATGCCTTGCATGTCTTCCCCTTACGCAAAGGGGTATGTGAGTTGAAATGCCGATACAGGCGCATTTGTTGAGGTTATGACCGTCGTTAGAAGGTGCAAACGTCGACAGGAAAAGAGGACTGCAAGCAGTCCTCTTTTTTCTATGCTTTTTCGTTCTTCTGTTTCTCACGAATCAACAGCATCCGGATGTAGGACGACAGGTTCAATCCCAGTTTCTCCGCTTCCTCAGCGGCGAACTGCTTGATCTCCTTCGTCATGATGATGCTCACATTGACCTTGTTGCCATCTGCTTTGATCATTTCGCCGCACCATCCTTTCGCTGCACTTCGTGCCAGCAGAACGGCTCCGGCGTATCGCCGCTATAGTCGAATTCTACTGCATAATACTTGCCGTCGTCGCCCTGATATACGGCGGTATCGCTGTCCCAGCAGCTATCAATCCAGTTGTTCGCACGGCGTTCGTCATACGGCGAACCATTCAGCATCTCTACGCACTTGTCGGAATAGTGCATCTTGTAATCCTTGCAGGAATCCCATTCAGCAGCCAGCTTTTCCAGATCATGCTCAATCAGCGTGAATTTCATTTTCGTTTCCTCCTTGTGTTTTCCTGATTTCTGTATATATTATAGCACAAGATATATATCTTGTCAATATCTTTTTTTCGATAAAAAAATTGCCGAGGGCATTCAACCCTCGGCATTCATTACAAGCTTGCTACCCGCTTCAGTTCGGGCATGATTTCGTTCTTGATCCGTTTTCCAACCGCGCTTCTGTCCATGCAGACCTCGCGCAGAACGGCGATGTCGATGATCTTTTCGCCGCGCAGGTACTCGCGGGCAATCACGCGGTTCTGGCGGGATAGGCGCGAACGGTCAATCAACCGTTCAACGCCCTCCGCGTCCAGATTCGGGAACGGAATGATCCGCGCGCACATGGCGGTTATTCCTCGGGCGGCTTGTCTGCATCGCTCGTACCGCTCATGACGCGCTTCAGGGCGGCGTATCCGCCGTTGGCTGCCAATGACACCATCGCGCCGTTAAACAGGCTCAGAACGGCATTCTGTGCATCCAGCGTGCCGCCGAACAACTGCGCCAGAATCAGTACGATGACCGCCAGAATCCAGCTCATCAGCTGCGTAGGCACGCGCTTGATGATCGGCAGATTTTTGATCATCTGCGTGATCAGCGCGACCGCCGCCAGTGCGCCCGCGAAGGTACCCAGATAGCCCCAGTCGAAGAAATTCATATCCATACGTTATGCCCCTTTCACGATTACTGCGACCGCCGCGCCTACCGCTGCGATCACGATGTACTTGATGATTTCGAACGTGACCTTTTTCCATTTGTCGGCAGGTTCATGTTCGATACTGTCTACCCGCTTGTCGATGTTCTCAACAGTCGCCTTGACCTCCGTCAGCGCGCGCGTCATGTTCTCAATCGCGTCGCCCTGCTTCTGCAGGGTGACCAGAATCAAGTTCTGCTTCTGCACGTCCTTCTCCAGATCGTCCAGACGGCGACGGAACGACTTATGTTCCTGCTCGTTTCGCGCCAGCGTGTTGGACATTTCCAGACACTTGCTTTCGTCCCACATTGGTATCACCCTTTCGTTATGCGATTCGGGCGTACTTGCCCGACACCCACGCGGTTAGTCCGTATTGATCAACGGCATACCAGCCATCTTCGCTGATTTCACCGCGATAGGTCAGTTTGTCGCCAGCATGGGCGATGCCCAGCTTTGTGCCGGAAGTGTTCGGTTCAGAACGGATATAGCAGTTCCCGCCGACGATTTCAACGATCTGCGCGGATGCAGGATCATCGCCCGCGACGGCGTTCATCATCATGGCATGGGTTTTCGCTCCATACTCGCCGTCTGCTTCCAGCCCCCAATGGCGCTGGAATTGCTCTACTGCCATCTCAGTTGCATCGCCGAAATCGCCGTCTGCGCCCCAGCGTCCGCAATCGTAGCCCAACTGAATCAGCAGGGATTGCAGCTCTTTCACGTCCGCACCTTCGCTGCCATTCTTCAGCAGACGCTCGCCGAGGGCGTACTTGTGCTCTGTGCCTGCTGTGGTGTCCGCACGGCTGCCGTTGTTCAGCACAACCTCGGTATGCCCCTTCGTGCGTGTCACTAGGATATCGCCCGCGCACAGGTAGTCCGAACGTTTGGTGTATCTGCTTCCTTCCATCTCGGTGAACAGACCCGTCTTCAGCAGGATGGATGCTTCGTTCGCTGTGTAGAAATCGGCAATAGATGCGCCGTTGCCGCATTTACGCAGGGCGTACAGCACTGCCACACGCACCAACGCGGAACAGTCTGTTTCGCAGGGCGTAGTTGCTTTGGCGGGGTCGAAACCCGCGTTCTGAACCTGTCGGTACAGGGTGTTGCGCTGGTTCTGGTCGTAGCCGATGTTGCGATTATTGACCGCTGCTTTCATCGCTGCCGCGATCAGCGGGCGCATTTCAGGGTGGATGCATCGCAGGACGCGCCAGCCCTTACTGTGTACGTAGTAGTTGCGAACCCTCAACTCGCGCCCCGTCTGGTTTCCGGATTTCCCGCCCGAAATCTTGCCGCGCTCATCGATTGACGCACATGCCAATTTTACCGTTGCCAATATTGTTCACCTCTTTTATTTTTCGTAACCTGGCCTCTCAGGTCGGCGCATTTGCGGCGGCCTTTTTGTGTTGCCCTTTTTTCTAACCGCTACCTGCATTTTTTCTTCTTCCAAGTCCATTTTGGAGCTTAACTTTTTATTTGCAGGCTTATCCAATCAGAAGAACTTTGTACGTTTGTCCGCCCTTGAAATTAGTCGAGGAATTTACTGAGTCTAAAGTTATGCCGCCGCCGGAAATCATAACATTTGAACGATCAAACGCATCACCTCCGTTTATATCTGTATACACATCACTGTAGGTAGTATCCCCGTCCCCGCTATAAGGACTAATACATGCGAAACATGATACACAAACTTGCCCAATAGAAAATGCAATAACAGCAGATATATAATTATTTATGCTTGGTACTCTTGCGATAGCCCGTATTTGCACTGCGTTTCTGGCTGCGGGTATATCTTGGGTAACAAGCAAAAATTTGGGCGAATCCAGGATGGTCGTGTCGTCCGGCGTTATCGTTATCTGCTCCGTATCTGATGTTGGAGTAACCTCTGTGATGCAATACTTGCTTCCACCAAAAAAGTTCAGAACATCTCCACCCCCACCCGCTTCAATGCTGTCAATCAACGCCGCATATGCATCCAACAGTGTAGTATCCGGAACGGTAACGCCCTTTCCTTCGATCGCAGTTTTGATCGCATCTTTTGCCGTCTGCAATCTGGCGATTTGCTCGCTTATGCTTTTATTATCGGCAACTGCCATGTGCTACCTCCTAAATCGCCGCCAGCGCATCCACGATATCATCCGTCAGCGATACTGTGCCGCCGTCGGTGTAGCCCGCGGGAATGGAATACGATGTAGTGGACAAACCGTCAATCGTCGCGCCCGTGGCACCGTTATTCGCCATCGTGCCGGTCACCTTCGCCCCGTTCACGTAGGCGGTTTTATCAGCCAGAATATTGGCTGCAACCGCATCCGCATCGGTCGTATCGATGTAATTATCGGGGATCGCGGCAACATTGACCTTCGTCAGTACCTTGCCGCTGGTCGGTGTGATCGCCTGTGCGGCTTTCGTCGGGGTCACATCTTTGGTTTCTGCGGTAATGCTCACCTTTCCCGTGCCGCTGTGATAGCCCTTCGCGATCGTGAACGATGTTGTGCCTGCGTCCAGCGTCTTGCTGACTGTGCCGTTGTTCGGCATTGTACCGGCTGTCACCGTGCCGTCCGCCGTGACGATTGTCTTATTCGCCAGTACGTCGGCGGCGGTCGCGGTCACGCCGGAAACGTTCTGATAGGCTTCGGGGATCGCCGCAACGGTTACATCGCTCAATCCGTAATAGCCGCTGTCCGGCGTAATGGATTGCTGCTTCTTGGTGGGCGTTGCCGTCTTGCTTTGCAGCGCATAATTGCCGCCGCCAGCCACGCCAGAAACCGTGCCGCTTCCGTTGTGATAGCCCTTCGGGATGGTGTAGGTATCGCCCTCCTGTACGGTTGCGGATACAGCGCCGTTGTTGTCAATGCCTTCGATTGCCGTAGCCAGCGTATCGATCTTCGCTGTGGACTGTGCCAGCCCCAGTTCAACCAGCTTATCGCGAATCGTGTTGCGCGCGGTGGATAACCGCGTAATCTCGGTTTGGATGCTCATTCAATCACTCCTTATATCAGCTCCAGCAAACTTGCGATGTTGCCGACCGTCGTGTTGACGGCGGCAGATGTGACGGGCAGGGTGTTGTCGGCTTCTACCACGTCGGTGGTTTCGACCTGCAGTTCATCATCGATAACTTTCAGCCCGTTTCCGACTTTGGCGAACGGTTTGTCCAACACATCGCGCCATCGGTAGTAGGACGCGATATAGCCCTGCCCGATATCCGCCGATATGTTTTCCGGCGACACGGTGCCCGAAATATCAACGGATTCTATGCTGCCGCTGATATCGATTACGTTCAAGTCAGCATTGATTTCGTCGTAGTTACTCATCTACACCAACTCCAACCAAGATGACGAAATTGCCCAGATTAGCTACCTTTGTGTCGTTGTCCTGAATGCCCCATACGACGAACGTACAACCGTCATGCTTGAACCGAATATCCGCCGAATACTTGCCAGGCGGCAACGTGGTTTCATCTTCGTGCAACTGTATCTGCGTCGTTCCTGCCGCACTTTCCGCTTGCAGCAATATCGGGCTGTCCGGCGATGCAAGCTCCCGCACCGTCAGCACAACCGTATCCGTTGTGCTCAATTCGATCGGCGTTCCGTCCGCGGATTTCGGCGTAACGTTGATCGTCTTGCATGTTCCGCGCGGAATTGAAATGGTATCTCTCGTTGGCATATCATTCATCTCCTTTCGGTCATTCGTTCAGTGTAAGCACAATCTTTTCATAACGAACGGATACGTTATCATTATTCGTCAACGCAAATCCGGAACTGCGATCCAGCGCCACGAATATCTCGTTCGTTTCCTTCAGCACCGTGCATGTGCAGCTGACCCCCGAGACGATATAATTGCTTCCGCCATCGGCGAAACTTGATGTGATTCCGTAGCCGCCAGCGTTGGCGATGTTCGCCTTCAGCGTCGTGATTGTCGCCGAATTGATTCGTTCCAGACTCTTGCGCAGTGGAATATTGAATCGGATGTATTCTGTTCCGTTTGTCACATAGCCGTAGAACGCGCCGCCGGTCAGCGTGATCACATCGCCGTCCTGATACTGTTCGCTGATTATACCTGCGTCGAAGTATGCAGGATAGCTACATTCGAACGCGGGGTTATCCTGCGTAGATCGCGAACAATAGCCGCCGAACCGCACGCCGCCCGTGGTCAGACCGGCAAGGTGCATGTTGGTGAACGCGATCCCGATCTGCGCGCCCATCTGTGCAGATTCATAGCTGTCGGACAAAACAATCAGAAAATTCCATGCACTGCCCAGCGCCCATCCGCCCGTCTGTTCGATCAATCCAGCGGCATTGGTCAATCCCGTGATCGCATCGCTGATTCGGCTCGTCAGATCGATGCTCTGCGCGGTCGATGTGTCGATTTCGCCCGTACCGTAATAGACCTTCATGGTGAATCCGGTCGCGCCGCTGCCCAGACTGATCTTCAGATCCGTCATGGTGTTCACACCGTTATCGGATTTGATCCAGCCGTCAATCGGATGCTGCGTCGCGCGCGATACATTGAACGTTTCGATCATTGGATTATACCGCTTGTCCAGCGCGAAACACAGCGCCGACTTTTCCGCGTCCGCGCTTGCGATGGTAACCTGCACATACAGCTGCGTTGCGCGCGCTGCATTCGCCCATGCGGGAATGGTCAGCGTCTGATTGATCACTGCCGTTTCCGCTGCCGGTATGGTCACATCCACGGTCACAGCGTCGCCAACCGCCACGTCTGCGCCGTCCACATCGCGTACCACCTGCAGCTGCACCGCGCTGATTTCCGATTCGGTGATATTCCGAATCGATGCCGTCACATCAACCGATTCGCCCAGCGCGATCATCGTTTTATCCGCAACCAGATATTCGATCACGGTCGGTTCTGTCGCGTAATCGTATTCGATGGTCAGTGTGCCATACTGGCAGGTGCCGTAGACATTGGAACTGGTCGATTCGTTCTGGCAGGATATGTAGATTACCGTCGCGCCGCTGTTGATCGTATTCTGAATCAGCGTGATCGAATCATGCGGCGCTGCACTCGATGTGCTGATCCACTGCATGGACGACGTCGATGTGCCCTTCGCATCGCCCAGATACACGCCCGCGCCGCGCCCATAGCAGCGCGCGTCCTGCACGCGGATATCGTAGGTGCTGGTAGACGACGTTTGCCATGATACCGTTGCACGCGTGATAATGATATCGCGTCCGGCGCGCTCCGTCTGCAGGGCGGTCAGATCGTATTGCCACTGCGCCATGTGCTTCTTTTTTGCGCCGCAATATACAGCTCCGTCCGCGCCCGCCGCTTCTGCCGCGCCCGTGTTGTAGTAGATTCTGTACGTTTGCACGCGCGGCAGGGTCATTGTCGCCATACCTTACGCACCTCCCATGAAATCAAACGAAAGCCCGCCGTCCGCCGCCTGCCTGATCTGGTAATCGCCCAGCGTCATGCTGTCCACGCCGAACGACGAAAATGTTGAATCGTTCACGCGCACATCCACGCTGTCCTGATCAATCAGCACCTCGCTTTGCGCATCGCTCCGGCGCACATGCAGCCCGTCCTTGTCGATGTATACCAACCGCTGCTGTTCGGCGATTGCTTCGCGTTCTTCGGTGTTCTGCGTGCGGTCGAAGATCGTTATCGAACCGGTCAGCATAACTACACCCTCCCGATAATCGTGATCTTGCAGCCGATGGGGAAGCTTCCACTTGCCGTGCTCAGCTTCACGCTCTCAATCTTCGAATGCGATGCATCCTGAACCGCCGAAAAATACAGCGGCGAAAAATTCTGCCATTGGCTCGCGCCGCCCATGCTGTCGATATAGCAGCCGGTCGCAACCGGCAGCGCGCGGATTTTGTACGCCGAATTCACCTGCGGCGCGTTGTGCCAGACCGCCAGCACGTTTGTACCGTTTACTGCCAGCGTCACGTTTTCGCCCGCCGAAGCCGGCGAAAATCCCGAAACCATCACCACGATTTCCGAACAGCTGATGCCCGTCTTTTCGTGCGCGCTCTCCGCTGCGGATAGCGTCGCATCCTCGATCACCGTCCATTCGTTCGCGGCGTGATTCAATATCGCATCGATCTGCGCGCCGGTTCGGTTCAATGTGTAGTTCGCCATTAGCCCACCTCCAATGCTGTCAATGTATCGTTGTTTGCATCCAGCAGCGTGTTTCCGTCGCTGGTCAGCAGTTCCACCGTATCCAGCACATCGCAGGAATACACCGCGTTGTACCGCACGTCCCCGCCGCTGACGGTCACCGATTTCACGCTCCTGTGCGCCGCGTTCCATACCGCGTCCGCGTCCGGATCATCGCCCGACCGCCGCCAGCGGAACCGCGATGCCGGAATATCGCCCGTGCGCTCAATCGCGCCCTGATATACGCGCGCGGATAGGGTGGTGCTGGAATCATCCGTCAGCACGTCTGCGTTGGACGAATCTATTTCAACGCGCCACACGGTCGCATCGCCAACCATCATTTGCAGGAAACCGTTCGCGCGAATGTCCATCGTATTCAGCTGATCGATAAACGCCTGCCGCGCAAGCAGCGTGCCCACATCAATGCGCGCCGCATCGATCCTGTTCACCAGCGCATAGGTCGCGTAGATGTTCGCTGCGGATAAATTCTCTGCTGTAATATCCGTCGCCAGAATCACGCGCCCTGCGTTCGTGTGCCCCTGCGATATTTCATCCTCGGTCACGGTCGTCAGCGTCGCTTCCACCGTGCCGTCCGCGTTTACGTCGATTCGGTAGTAGTTTCCGTCCGATGCGCGGATGCACAGATCGCCAATCGTCGCCGCCACAATCTGCGCGTACATTACCCGCAGGTTTTTGATGAACGCATCGCCGGATACGCTGTTCTCCACGTTCAGCGCCGCCGAAATCAGATGCCGGATCGTCGCCGCGTCGAAGGATGCGCTGCCCGCTGTGATCACCTGAAACGCCGCCAGCGCCGCCGCAAGCTGATCTGTTTTAATGCTGTCCGCCGTCAGCGTGCCGACCTTCAATGCGAATATCTCTGCGATTGATGCATATAATGCATCGGTTGTAATCGTTTCGGCTTTTAACTTGTTGATCGTCGCGGTAATAATCGCCGCCGTTGCCGCCGTCAATGCGTCCGTTGTCACGTCCGATGCAGATATGCTCTCGGCGCGTAGCTTGACAGCGTTGATGATGCTTGCCAACAACGAATCAATCTTCGCCGTTGTTGCGGATAATTCCTCAAAATGACCGACTGTTGCGCTGACTACCGACTTGTCGAAGTTGGCGATTCGCGAAACTCGAATATTGCCGTTGCTGTCGATGATGTTACCGCTGGAGGTATATGAGCTACTATTCGTAGAATTCAGCGTTGGTAATGTGCAATCGCTTTGAGCGGAAAGTCCGCCTGTGAATGACAATGACTGCGTATTGATCATTGTCGTGATCGCATTGCCTTTGGTATCCGTCACTATCAGTTTGTCCCCTACCTGCACAGCAGGATCACCAACCCAGCCCAGCGATAGCGCGGTTATGTCTATGCCAGCCAGACTGTTCTTCACCAATTGCGCAATGCCCGCGCTAAACAATGGATTATCTTCAATGCGTATCGTATTAACGGGGCTGTCGGTTTCGTTCTCGTCAATCGCATAGCGAATGAATGTTTCTTCCTCGGCGCTAGCATCCTTGACTTCCAATGCATTGAATACGAATCTCGCGCCGTTCGATCGTGTCAGCGCGGTATAGATATCGCTGTTAATCACATGCGATTCCCCGCCGCCATAGCTTACGATTTCAAGCTTCCCATTGCGATCAACGCGCGCGAATCCTCCGGCGCAGGCGGCGATATAACCAATTACAGATCGAAGGGTTAGTTCTTCCTGCCATTCCGGCATGGATGCAATTTCTACGTCCGCATTCGTAAAACTCGCTGTCTTGAGCGATATACCCGCCGCCGCGCAAATCGTCGCTGCAAGGCTCCCAAAGGTCGTAGGATAGGCTTCCGCGCTGTCCGCATAATCTGCTTCGAATAATGTTGAAAGAGCGTCATAGCCGTTTATATCGATTGATACGCTCTGTTCCGGCGCGGATACGTCGCAGACATACCATACGCCAAAGCTGGAATATACGGTCTTTCCGTCATCCCCGCGCAAGCCAATTTCCATATGCACTTCCGCGTTGTCGAATTGTTCCGGCGTATAACCCTTGCCGACGTTGTTGATCGTCAAGCTGTAGGATGCTGATTCCGCACTGCCCAGCGGCAAACCGTCGCTTCCGCAAGATTCTGAAATCGTATAAGATAACACATCATCCGCAGTCAGTGTGATCTGCGTTGCGTTCGCATCCGCAAGGGTTATCACGCCGCGTATGCTCAATGTACGCACGCGCTGATTGTATGTCATCGCCATATGCTTATTCCTCGATTAGATTCACTTTGAGCGAATTCCATAAGATACCATCGCCGCCCAGATTGTAAGAATACATCGGTACGGCACGGTCGCCCGCATAGAATCGCGCCGTGCGCATCTCGCCTGTATAAGGGTCTGGATACCGCACATAAAAAAACTCATCCTTAATCGCTTGCAGGATAAGTTTAATGTTGTCTGGTCTGTCCGCGTGCCATTTGATTTCCAGTTTGCGTTTGGCTGTCGCGCCGCCTACCACGCGGTCGCGTAGCATCAATCCGCTCGCGCTTCGCGTGGTGGTTTCCGCGTCGATATCCATCAGATTAACCGTCAATTCCTGTGGGCAGGGCAGGGCGACAAGCTTATCGCTTGCCGCGCCCACCTGAATAAGTGCTTCCTGATTTGCCATACTACATCACCTCATCAGAACTGAATCGCAGGTTTACCGCTTCGCACCGTTTCACGATTGATCGCATTGGCAATCTGTCTGTCGCCGATGTTCACTACACCCAAACCGGAAGCCTTGATCCCGCGTACAATCGCCGCCGCCAATTCGTCCGTGTTGATGCCGTCGCCGCTCTGCGCGGAATGCGCATCCATATATCGGAATATCGCTTCACCAATCTGATCCTGATTTGCAACCGCGGGCTTGCTGCCGATTCGCCCGACAAGTTCCTGCCGCCCGTTCTCATTCGCCATGAACAGTTCGCCCGATTTCGGGAAACCGCCGTTCGCGAACTGCGAAAATTTAAGCAAGTTATTGATCGTGGCTCGCGTAGCTGTATCAGAAGCGCTTTTCAATTCGTTCAGAAAGCTTTTTGCGCCAGCCGTCAGACCCGCATTCACCTTGATCGAAATCGTCTTGCTGGATATTCCGCTCAATGCATCCTTGATCTTCTGAACCTGCTTGCGCGCTGTATCTGCGCCGATCATGGTAAATGCGGTAACCTTTCGTACCGGAATTTCTGAAATGGTTTCCTTCAATGTGCCCGCCGTTTCGTTGGCATTGGATGCCGAATCAGCAAGCGGCTGAAAACTGCCTGTGAATTCATTCAGTTTTTTCTGAATCATTACGATGAATGAAGTCAATCCACCAACAGCATTGGATGCTTCCGTAGCAGATTTTTTCACGCCGTCCATCGACGAACCATCAATCATGATCACGTCCGGCATATCGTCAGCGATGTTTTTCAGTTTCTCTGTCGAATCAGTCATGTCAGAAGTATTGCTTGACAACGTTTCCGAAGCTGATTGTATAGCGCTTGCTCCATCACTTATTTTCCCTGCAACGCCCTGAATTTTCTGCGCATTCGTACCCGTAGCATCAGAAGCCTTGCCCATTTCACTCGCTGCATCAGATGTAGTTTCGTACGCTTTCTTGGCAACAGCTTCAGTTAGGCCAAGCTGCTCCATATATTCATACCATGTTCCGTTGTCTAATGCTTCCGAAAGACCTGTGCCTAACATACTAAGCGCATTTTTCAATTCGTCAACCGAAACCGCGCCAGCAAGCAAGCGATCCGAAAATCCAGGAATAAGATTATCAATTGCAGAAATCACCATTGAATTATCAATGTTGAGCCCAAGCAATTCAGTTAAAGATGCTGTAAGGCCGCCAACTTCATCTGAGACTTCTAAAAACCCCGATTCGCCAACCTTGAGTCCGAACAATTCCTGTATCTTTGTTTTGAAAAGATCAGCATTGTCATACCCAAGTGCCATCGAAAGTCCAATTCGCGTAAATGCATTAGATATATTTTCGGATGATTCAGCAGTGGCCGCTGCTACAGCGCTTAAAATCTTAGGCGAAAGATCTGAATTATCCGGATTCAGCGTTTCATCAATTCCGGTTGTTATCTCACTTAGTGTATTCTTGACACCATCTGCAATTTCAATGACTGCCGAACCAATCCTAACGCCAATATCCAACCCAATAACCATACCCTTGAAGCCAAATAAACCGAATCCAAGGTATGCACCTACTGCACCTCCAATTGCCTCAGCAATCAATCTTCCTATACTTTTTTTCAGTTTTTCGCTATCGCCGGATTGCGCCGCTTCAATTGTATCGCTTACCGATGCGGTCAACCTAAACCCTGCATCCAGACCAAACACAATCAACGCTTTCCCGTAACTTTTTATAGGTGCTGGGATTAATGAAGCTATCGAACCCACAAGCGCTGCCATCGTAAGAACCTTACCAACATCAGAATTAATCAGTGCTTCCGTAACGTTGAATACTGCCTTTATATCAATCGCACTTAGGAACCCCTCAATTGCATCCCGAATCGGGCTTTTTCCTTCTTCGCCGGCACCCTTTAGTGCATCCGTCACGCCTTTCGCAATCGCATTTACGATTCCGCCTAACGCCTTACCGACTTCATCCCATTCAATGCCCACGATGCAATCATGCAGAAATTTCGCAACCTTCCCCGCAATGGCTGTAATATTGTCCTGCGTTGCTTTCAGTTTGAAGAATTTCGCCGCCTTATTGATCACGGTTACAATCGCATCTCCGATAGAACCGAACGGCATGGTCGAAATCGCCGTGCCAATAAACTGATTTACCTTGTCGGCAGCAAGATCAAAATCAGCGCTTGTAAGGAAATTCTGAACGCCGTCTGCCGCATCGCCAATCAGCCCAGTTATTGCTTTTGCAAGATCGCTTGCTGGAAGCGTTGATAAAGCCGAATTCAGCGTTTGCCCGATTTTTGTACCGAGCGTAGCGAAAAAGCCCTTACCATCGCCAGTCAGCCAGCCCTTCGCAAACCGAATCATTGCGCGCAGTTTGCCCGTGATTGCACGTCCAAGCATATTTGTATCGATCTTATTCAATGCCTGTACAAGCGTCCACTTGATCTTTGCGCCGATTTTTTCCCATTCGGTATCTTCCCAGAAGGTGGCAATCAGCCCTGCCGCCGTATTGATCGCGCCAGCGATTGCGCTTGCAACAAGATTAGCATTAATGCCATCCTTGCCCTTGATTCCTTCTTCGCCAAGGAAAAATCCATTGATCGCAGTTGCGATTGCGTGTCCGATGTTCTTTGCGCCAGTCTGTATATCCTGCCACTTGATCTTTTTAAGCGCTGCATTGATCTTATCTGCGATTCGCTGTCCGAGCGGGCTGAAGTCCATCTTCGCCAGCATATCCTTCATCCAGCCTTCAATCGGAACGGTTTCGAACATACCGCCATAGTCCAGACTACTGCCGCCACCACCGCCACCACCGCCACCGCCATCGGGCGACAGGGCATTGATTTCGTCGAAGCCCATCAACTCTTGCTTTAGCGCTTTAGCAGCGCCGCCAGCCGCGCCGGTTGCTTTGGTGAAGTCCTTTGTCTGTTTGGTTGCACGAATGTATGTTCCCTTACCTCCCAGCAATGAGAACAGCATGTTCAGCACATTCAATGCGCGCACAACCACACCGACCAACGAACTGAATACGCCAATCAGCGATGATATGGCGGGATACAATGCCGCGCCCAGCGAATTTTTCAGGTACAGCGAACCGGTGGATAGCTGCGATAGCGCCGCATTCGCTTCAGCACTGTAATGCGCTATGTTCTGCAAGCCCGTCTTGATTCCGCTTGTAATGCTCTTGATGATCGAACGCAGGAACCGATATTTCGCGATTCGTGCAAGGCTGCTCAGGAATTGCGAACTGCCGATATGCCCAAGCCCGAACCCCTTATATAGTTCGCGCAAAGCGGAAGATAGCCCGTGCATAGCTTCGGATGCACCTCTGCCCGCAAGGCGAAGGGATGTTCCAAGACTATTTTTCAAGCTATCAGCATAAGTATTCATAAATGCAGAAGTCGAATTCCCGCTGCGTCTACTCATACTTCCACTGCCTGAAGTTGAATCGGACATAGGAACTTCTATATCGATCTTCGGCATATTGGACAATTTCCCTAACGCGTTTCCCAGCCGTTCAATCTTTGAAATCGATTCCTCAGATATAGAATCAACAGCCGCTGCAATGCTGCTCAATCCTTGTGTGATTCCATCCGCAAACTTACGATTCATTTTAAAATTGCTCATTGCATTCGAAAGTGAATTCGTAAGATTCGTTACGCTTTGCAGTGATTGAGTTATCCTTGATACATCAAGTGCAGCCAAGGACGTTTGCAAGGCTTTTAATGATTTCGTTAGTGTTGTTATACTACCGCTAGCAGCACTGGATTCTGCGCTGATTGTCAGATTCAGCGATTCGAAATCAGCCATTTTCATCACCGTCCTTCTTCGGTATCATCGCGTTGAAAAATTCAATTGCCTTACGGCGTTCTTCCTCTTGCCGCGCCTTTTCTTCTTCCTCGGTGAGAGGAAGAATCCTGTACGGTTCTTCCAGCCAGTTCATCGGCTGTGTGCCCTTCTTTCGGAAGCTGTTGGCAAGCGCCAGCGAAACCGCGTCAAATACATATCGTCCTTCGATATACATCTTTGTTTCCAGTTCACGCTTGCGCAGTCTGTCAGCGTCCACAAAAGCGCGCAAAAGGCGCGGAGTAAGCCGCCAGAAAGTGTCATACTCCACGCCGATGCTCATAGCGTAAGGAAGATAATCTTCAATGATGATAGTCGTTAGGTTTCGCTGATCTTCTCGATCTCCGCTGCTTCCGTCGCTTCCTGTTCCTCGCTGTTTTTGCGCAGTGCCTGAAAAAAACCGGATTCCTCAACCTTCGCGTTGAAGTCCTCAATGATCTCCTTCAGACTGCCGCCCGCAACGATATGCGCTTCGATTTCCTGACCCGCAAATTCAATCGGCTTACGCATGCACAGCGCGATATACGCGCGCAGGGTCGACATGATATTTGTGCTGATTTCGCTGATCGGCGCGCCCATGCGCTCCATACGGCACACGTTATTAAAGTCCAGTTCAACCGCCTTGTAGGTCTTACCATTGATCGTGATCATATCCATGTTAGATTATCCTCCTCTTTTTTTGAATCAAGTTTCCGAATCGGTAGGTTCAATCGCAGTGCCCCAGCCAATATCGCCGGTAGGCGTTACGTAAGCTTCGATCTCCAGATGCGAAGATACTTCCGCACCGCCGAAGCCCAGCGGCGCAGGCTCACAGGTGAAGAAAAATGCATCCGTCATTTCGGGGATGTAGAACTCGCACCATGCTGCCTTGCTCGCTTCTTTCGCGGTTTTATAGTCACTAACGAACTTCGCCCATGCAGTCTTAAAATCGTTATTTAGCGAAAACTTGATCGCCAGCGCGCCGCCCGTATCCTTCAGACCGTTGATATATTCTTTCCATTCGGTCGCGTCCAGCGGCGTAACGTCGATGTTCTCCGGCGTAGGGTTCAGCGCGGGAAGGCTCATTGCGCGCTTAATGCGCGTGAACGCAGCCGGCTTCGTGCCTTCGGTTGCTTCAATCGCATAGCCGAACTGAATGCCAGCAGTAGAAAGGGAAATCGCCATGTGTATTACCTCCTGTATATCATTACTTCGTTCGCGGCTCCTGAATAGCTCTCACCCGCTACGCCGCGATAGCTGGATGTGATTACGAATACCGTTGATTCGTTCGTGCCAAAGGTGTATTGCTTAGAGCCACGATAAAAACCAAGCGCAATCAAATGATCATCGATTGCGCTTGCGATTTCTTTGGCTTTTTGCTTTTTTCCGGTCGCATCGTTCGTGTACACTTCAACGGTGTATCGAATGTCAATATGATGTTCGCCCTGTTCATCGCAGGTCGCTTGCAATGTGGAATTGGATGATTCATAGATCATTACGCAAGGGAAGCACGGCGGTGTGTTCAGATGCACGCTTCGAATCGCGTCAGCTTTCAGCTTGAATCGCTTTTTCAGCATCTGCGAAACGCTGTCGATTACCGCGTTCTCAATATCGATCATCCGAACACCCCCTGCACTACATTCGTAAAGTTCGCGCGCATTGCTTCCACCGCTGCCGGAAACGCATTGGCGGGCGGGTTACCGTCCGTTCGATACAGCGTTCCGCGCGGCGTAGATGCAATGAATTCACCTGCATTGCCGCCATCTCCGATATACTTCCAAGGCGGGTTTGCACCCTTACCCTTGCCGTATGTTCCATGCGCGGGCGCGCCCACTTGCCCTGCGTACTCACCCAGCGGATAACCTGCGCCGGTACCGAACTCGATAAAGCCAAGTACAGAGCCGTTCGCAGACAGCCTGTAGCCGCCTTCTATCGGCTCCGAGCTTACTTGTATATCATTCGTACCAGCGTATGCGGCAGCGCTGTACGTGGCGTTTAGAACGTCTACGCCTATCTTTGTAAGCTGTGCGCAAACCTCCATGCACATATCCTTGAATCGCGCTGCGTAATTCTCCACTTGCGTAATCGCAGAATTCAGGGAAGATGCATCGTTCAAGTTGATATTGATGTTCATGTGTTCACCCTCGCGATTGCAATGCGCACGCCATTGATTGATCTTGCCACACGCTTCACCACATAATCCGGTCGTTCAGCCGTCAGATCGTCCACCCATAATTGCGAATTTTCATCCATTCCGAAATCCGTTTCTGCAATAATGATTCGGTCGTACTCGATGTTTGCACCGAATGCACGCTCATGCGATTCTCCGGTCGCGGGGGAAATACTCGCGCGCGCTGAAATCGGCGCAGAAAAAACAGGCGTATATTCGCCTGTTTCAAAGCCGTCGGGGTCAAGTACCGGTACTGTACTGTCCGTCAGCAACCGATACTTAAATTCCTGCTTATTACGATTCAGCATCCGCATTGTTTCGCCCCGTTCCTACCATCGGTACAATCTCATTCAGCAATGATTCGGAAATCCAACTGGATTCATACGTTCGCTGAACTCCGTTTTCGCTGTGGCTCATCTGTCCCTCCGCGCCCATGCGATTGTACATATCCATTGCGATTCGAATCTGCAAGTCCTCATATTGCGAAGGCATTTCCGCATCCTCGGAATAGCCGAAGGGGAACCTGCGCGCCATGATTGCGGATTCGGCAGACGTAAGCAGTTCGGATAACAATTCGATCTCATCATCCTTGCCCAGCCCCAGCCGCACTTGTAATCTCCTGATTGTAGTCGCCATGTTCACAGATCCCCCTTATTCGTTATTGATCGATCAAGATCCGGTCGTCACAGCCTTCGTGTATACAGGCGCGGATTCGCTGGACTGAATATTCACCGTCTTAACGCCGGTCGGCGCAGTGAACGCAGTCGAAATGCCGGTGAACTTGCAATGATACCATTCCGGACCGTGGTCAAGACCAACCTGTCCAAAAATCTGGTACTTCTCGCCAGCACCAGTCTTTGCAAGCTGTTCAAGGAAGAAATTACCCTTGCCCGGAACCGGCTGGAATACCGGCGAAATCACGCCCATGTTCAGCAGCAGTGCCGTGCCGGAAGGAATGTAGCTGCCCAGATACAGGTATACAGTTCCAATCGGGGTCAGCACACTGGAAAGCTGAATGCCGTTGATCTCTCGCGCGGCAGGAACAATCGTCAGACCGTTGTTCGCTGCGTCTGCGTTGATCTGATACAGCGTGGTTGCATCGCACCACAGAACAAGATCGTTTACCGGCGCGTTAGATTCGTAAATCTTCTTTACGCCGTCCGCGATGCTCCACAACCCCAAGGCCTTGTTCGCCATCGCAACCTTATTGGAAGTGATCGCTTCTACCATACCGCGCGTCTTGTTGATGGTTGCATCCGTGGTCGCTTCGTTGTAAGTACCGTTGATGAACGTATACTCCATATCGCCGCGGATTTTTTCCATCTTTGCTGCAACCTGAAAATCCAGTTCGTTGATCGGGTTCGCGGTCTGGTTGGCGATGTTTACGCCGGAAAGCGTGCCCATGTTGGACATCTTGCCGTAAGAGACACCAACGGTCTCCTGGAAAATCTGGGTCACGTTGTACTTCTGTGCGCGGGTTACAACAGTCGCGTCCGGCGCGGTAAGCGATGCAGATTCGCTGATCGCGGGCTGTGCGCCAGTGCTACCGCCCGTGTATTCCTGACCGGTTACGAATTTAACGCTGTTCGTGGTTTTGGCTCTGCCGCCAATCATCGTGGAAAACGGGGTTCGCGTGTTGCCCTTGTTGAACAACTGACCGCTATAATTCAGAACCCCAAAGCTGGTTGCAAAAGTGTCTGCCATGTTTGGTTTTACCTCCTATTTTTTAAGTCGTAGTAGTGGTTTCTTGCTGCTGCGAAAGTCGCGTGTAATACACGCTTGCCACGTTATCACCGCGCGTTGCAGCATCCTGTGCCATCTTCGCATAATCAATTCCGGCTGCGTTCGGCGTACCTGCGCCCGGTCTGGGCGTTTCGCGCAATAGTTCAGCCTTGACATTCGCCTTGACAGCATCCTGATGCTTTGCAAAATTTGCAAATACCACATCCATCTTGCCATCCGCAAAGGCAGTTGCAGTTTCGTCCGCCAGCTTCTCATCGAAGCCCAGCCCGATATATTTAGCTGTGTACTTCGAAATGGAGCGTTCACGGCGCAATGCGTTCAATTCGGTTTCCATCTCGTTGAACTTCTCCGCCGTTTCAGTTGCTTTCTGCTCGCTGTCGGTCAGCGTCGAAGTATACTTTTTCTTGTATTCCGCCGCTTCGCTCGCGTACTTGTCCGCAACGTCCTTCTTGACATAGCCGCTCATGTCAATCTCATGCCCTTGAATCAGCTTCAACTGTTCTTCTGCGCTCATGCCGTCCTTGTAGCCCGGAATTTTCGTGATATCCAGTTTCATGCTTACCTCCTGCGTTTGGTGAGGCTGTTCTCTCAGCCGTATGCTTGCGTTATTTGTCCGGCGTTCTCTCGCCGCTTGCGCTTTTAGGTCATCTCCGACCGCATAATAAAAGCCACACGCATACGCATGTGGCTGAATGCCATGTTATTCATCTGTCACCGGTTCGATCGTGCAGCGGCAATTATAATGCGGCTTATCCGGTACCGCGTCTATCGCGAATATCAGCCCATCCAAGCGCCCGCATTCCTTGCACACTTTATCATCCTGCTGCGAAATCCAGCGCACCTTGTGCACCCCTGCATCCTTGTACGCCGTAACAGCCGCGCGATCTTCGATATCGATCATCGCTTGCCGCGTCTGGCGTATCCATGCATTCTCGGCGGCGCGATAATCATTCTCCATCTCGCGCCGCTGCTTTGATTCCGCATCTGCGACAAGCGATTCGAAGAACCGCGCGCGCTTGCGCTCCGCTTCGGTCACATATACATATTTGGTTACGGGGTTGTACTCCGATTGAAGCCCATCCAGCCATTTTCCCGATATCGCTTTTTTTGATTTTGTTAAGATTTCAGATTTCGGAATATTCGGCTTCGCTTCTGCATATGCTTCCATGTAGACCAACAATCCAAGGTCTAGAAATGCATCTCGATTCTTTTCGGCAAGTAGCTTATACACGCGCTTCGATTCCGCTTGTATCGTGCGCACAGGCTGATTTATTTGGTCAAAATTGAGCGTCAGCCGCGATTTCTTGAAAATTCGTGTGATCGCAACAATCAACGCTTTCAATTTGCGGTCGCCGACCGCATACCAGTTACGCATTGTCCTTCATTGCATCCTTTTTCAGGTTGACAGCCGCATTATTCTGATCGTCGTTATCCTCCGGATTTTCCGAATTATCATCGGTCGTATCCTCATATTCCCACTTTTTCAGGTAGGGAAGCGATGCTTCATATACCTCGGTAGGATCGCCGAACAATCCGCATTGCGCGATTGCGTGCAGCGGGTCAATGCCGGAAGACAGCATGTTCGTCAGCGTCTGCGATTTGCTTAGTATATCCTCGTAGTTTCGGCGCGTGAACTTCATATCGATTTCCGAAATCGAAAGATTCAGTACGCCCATATTCCGACAGATACCCAGTACCACGCGCAGGAATTCCGTTTCACTGCGCTTCCATAGCAATTCGCTGTCCTTCGCGCGCGCATCTGCCGAATACCAGCCGCCGCGCATGAATGCCGCGCCATTATTCGATGAATCGCTTGTATTCTCGCTCGCCATCGCGGGCATACCGGTAATGGTCAGAACCTCTTTATACAGATTGTCCATCAATACTTGCTGATCGCCCTGATTCAATTCCGGACTCAGCAGCTTTAAATCCGAATCAACACCCTGACCGCTCTTGATCATCACCGCGCCGTTATCTTTGATCGCGTCAAGATCATCTTCACCATCATATTCGCAGTTCTTGAAGACCATCAGCGATTGCACGGTCTGCTCCGTTCCATCGATACGATTGCTCTGCAATGTGTTCATCGTATCCAGCAGCGTTTCCACAATTTCGAATGAACCAATCCGCGAATTATTATTGATGTATTCAATAATTGGCACGCGCCCAAGCGTATGATCAATGCGCTGAAGGATTGTCACTCCGTTTGCGCCGCCCGAAAGATCGATCTCATAGAACGCCTTATCGGTGTATACATTCGCGATCTCATGATCAATTCCGGTTGCTTCGTCCTTGCGAATGATCATGAATACGCCGCACACAACCGGCGCGCCGATGCCCGTATAACGAACGACAAACGTCTGTTCCGGATTCAATGTATACACGTTGAACGGCGATTCATCCATAGCCGCATAGTTCGGATTGCTGTTCGGTAATACCAGGCGATATGCCACGCCGCAAATATTGAAATCGTCCGCAATCTCTTTATCCTTTGCGGATTTCGCTTCCAGATGCATGTAATCGCTCAGCTTTGCAATGGCTTTGGTCGCCTTTTTTGCGCCGCGCTTGACGTACATGATCGGTTCGGAAAGCAGGTACGAAACCTTGAAGCTTACGATTTCATTGGCATGATTCAGTACGCACTTGTTATTGATATTCGGTCGTACTTCCTTTACGCGCTGCAAGATCGGCTGATTCCCGCGATACACATCAAATAGGTGCCGAATCTCGGCTTGATTGCGCTTGAAATCGCCCATTGCTTGCGCCAGCACATCCCTGATATTCCTGTCGTTTACTTCGGCATATGCCGTGAAGATCGGTCTGCGCCCGAAGGTTGGCATTGGTATATCACCTCTCAAATTAGAATAGCCGTTTGGCGAACGTCACGCGCGCTACGCTGCCGCCGTACATCATGTCCGCCAGCATTGCAAGGCTGTCCGGCGCGTCATCATGAACGTTCTTACCGCTCTGCGTGAACATCGTCACCTCGTTCATGAATGCCCTATATTCGCTGTCACGATGGTTCGCATCACGGAAATAGAACTTGCGTATTTCCGGCGCATACATAATGATTCGGCTCAGTTTGCTTTGCGTTGTCGGCGCGCGCCTTGAAGTAATGTTTAAGCGTATATTCTCAGCGCGCAGTTGCGAATCAACAATATCTGCGTATTCATCGCCGCCGTTATTCTGCTCGAACTGCGTCTGATGTGGCTTGTGCGTTTTCATCTTCGCAATGACAATCGGGCGCGTAACCGTCTTATCTCCGCGATTGAATACCACGTCATGGATATACGCGCTATCGCCGTACACATATACGAAAGGCATACTCAGGCTGTCGCCGCCGCCCCATGCGGTATCACACGCCGCCATGATTCTATCCGGCTCACCGTCCGGAAGCACGCCATTGTAATAGCGTAAATCCGGTTCGGGGAACAACAGACCTTCACGAATGTACGGCGAACCCATGTATTTCGCCCACCATGTCGCTGCATCAATCGATTCGCGCATATCATGGTAATATGCATCGTCGAACCCCAGCCCGTAATCATACACGAAATTGCTATGCTCATTTTCATCCAGCGCCGGTATAACCCTGAATCGATAATTGGGATCATCTGCATACTGTTGCTGAATCATGCCCAATGGATCGAATACATTCCAGCGCGTACCGACCATCAATTCAAGCGCGCCCAGCTTCTTACGATCCTTCAACTGGTTTAGATATGCGTCGTATTTCGCCTGTAGTCGAATTGGGTTCAGCGATTCCTCCAAGTCCTCAATAAGGTCATCACAGTACAGAATGCCGCCGTTGCCGATTTCGACCGCGCCCGTCAATGTTCCGCCAATAGACCTGCATGTGATTGTCGGGAAGCGCTTGATATTGTTCAAGTCTATCGTCTCATTCTTCGCGCTCTTATCAGCAATCTTCACATCGTCGAATATCTCTGACCACGCATAGGTTTCATTGTCTGTCATAATCGACAATATCTCTCGGAAAAATCCATCCGTCAGTTTATCGCTATGCCCGCTCATCACGCTGGCTACGTCCGGTCGATTGCCCATCACCCATGTCATGAAAATAATACACAGTGTGCTGTTATGTGTTGGAATTAATCTCTTCCCAACACAATACAAGCCGTCTTCAACGGAAATACAATTCCCTTGCTTCGGATCAATGTACTCAATCTTACTAATTGACAATCTTCGCTGTTTTGAGAATGTTCTCAGTTGTTTGCGTTCAACTTGACACGGAATATAACAATCAGGGTTAAAGGCAATAACCCAATACGGACGCTTACCAATTATTCCGCTACTCGACAAATGCGGACCTTGCCTTGTAACAGAACACCTCCATCCGAACGTAGATACAAGCGAAATGAAATCATCACGCAAGCTCTGTTCTGAAGTCGTAAACTGATACCTGTTCTCACTTTTAATTAAGCAGCCGTCAGTGTCAATCAATCCCGCCAGCAATGCTAACCTGTGCTGAATCGGTGCAGTTAAATATAAATCTGGAATGTGTTTCTCTACCCTGCGTCTACTATGGCACATTCCAAGTTCCTGCAAGTCTTTTCGTAACCCGCTAAAACCATAGTATTCAACGCCTGTCGTTTTGTGAGTTGTGTGCCATGCTACAGGATATCCATCAGCTATAATCCGCTCAACAATTACTCTATCCTGCTTGTCGCCGCATATGTCAGGATTGTTGCTGCGACCATCACCAAGCCATGCACCAAGCGTGTAAGCTGGAACAGGAAGATGCTTGCATTCACCATGTACATATCCCTTTTGAGGAATTATGTAATGATATCTATGCCCGCGCTTTCCTGAATCGCCGCTTTCGTAATTAGCCATCATTTCTTTGGTCTCAAGCACATCATAACGCTGTTTGTGCCGATTATACACAAACCATTCATGATTCTCATGAACATCAACGAATGTTCCGTCAGTGAAATGCACTCGAACATTGGCATAATCCTTTGGAAATACATGAGTGACTTTAACGAATTGTCCACTCGGAGAAATTACTCTATCCCCAACAATCAAATCTCCATGGTTTTTCCAACCATCACTCGTCAATACAGGGGTATCATCACTGATAAGTTTCCCTACGCGCGGCGGTAAGCTGATACCAAGGAACTTGATTTCCCCATTAAAAAGCGCCTGTAGATCATCTACAAGCGGCTTTAACACCTTACGTCTGGGAAGATAGAATTTCTTCTCCGGCTCACGCTTCCATTCCAGCGCTATGATATAGTCATCAAGGCAATATCTTGCATTCAGCCTATACAGGTTCCCCAGCATCGTATAGGCTTCTCCAGACTGCGCAGAAAGCTTTTTCACGGCTTTTCGAAGCTGCTTATTGCATTCCCCTGCCAGCTTCTTATCCTCGCTGTAAAGTCCTTCCACGCATTGATACAGTATCCTCGCAAGTTCCATGCTGCAATGCGTCTGCGCTCTCTTGATGCCATCGCCAAACACATCGGCATAGTTGCTCATGGTATACTCCTTTTTTGTCTTTTTTTATTTTTTCGGTGGTAGAAGGGATCACCTCGGGTGGAGATGGTGCATATATACCCCAGGGGGTGCCAATGGTACAGATGAACGATCTGGAACATGGCACCCCTATCCCTAAATCATCCCCACGGATGAATGATTGAATGAATCATGCATGAATAGGGGTATACGATGCTATTCAATCTATCATTACACCAAATGTTTACAAAACTACGCATCTATGCGTAAAAGCATTGTTTTGCGCATAGATAATACACGAATGCACAATAAAACAGGCTGCAATATATGCAACCTGCTACATACACCATATACACCAGATCATACAGCCTATATATACACCAAAACATACAGAATATTGCATGATTAATCATCATCGGGCAGTGCATTTAAACGTTGCTGCAATTGATCTGGCTGCATTTGTTGCGTAATAGGTTTTGCTGTTACGTTGTAGTCCACCACATCCTGATACCCAAATTGATTTTTCCCCAAAAATATTCCGCATGGTGGATTAATCCCGCCTGACTGCATCGCATATTCCCAATTAGATTCTAATGCGGCATAGGTTTTTTTAACATAGTCCCTAGTCTGTGCAGGTAATGAATCATACCCATGTACTGGGCTATCTGTTTTAATCTCCCACAATCTACGGCGATCAATTCCCAAAACAGAAGCCAATGCAGATATACCTGGACGAATATCATTTTCCTGGCATAGATTAAAATAGTCTAGGATGCGTTTAGATACCTGGTCGGGATCGTATAAATCAACAGATGGCCATGATATCACGGCAGCCATTAACGCCATTGATTTATTCGTGATTCGTAAATCATTGCCAAACATGGGATTGCCATTCGGGTTATTATTTTTACTGGGCATTTTAGTTTTACTGGATTTCGTCGCCATCTGTTCACCTCCTATTTTAATTTTAATTATTTTAAATAAATTGAATAAATGAAACAGGTATAGACTATTCGCCCACACCTGCCAGTATGATTATACCACATGGTACGATTTGGATTTCAATGGAATGTTACTGGATTTTACTGGACATAATTGTTAAACATTTATGAAATCGTGTATTTTAGGGTGAAATCGTGAAATCAGCTATTGACATAGGGATGCCCCTATGCTATAATATATACAGAAATTGAGGGAACCACCAGAAAGGAGGTGAACAAGATGCCGTCTGAAAAAGAAATATCCATTATCCAAAAAGCAACAATCTACGATTTGCAAAAAATTTTGGATAGCGGCGATGCAGAAAAAACCTATACAATCGAAGAGATTAAAAAAATCATGGATGCGTACATTTCAGGAACTGAGCAATGAATCAAAATGAGGCGGGAAACCGCCTCTCTCCCAACAATCCGAACAGGAGGAAGAAACAACAATGAAAAAGTATCTGGTTGAAGAATTCAATTACCGTCATAATTTAAACCGTGTCGACAAGAACAACAATACATGTGACGGTGGAAATTGCGAAGTGTTCGGCACGCTGGAAGAAGCGAACAAAGCAGCAATCATACAGTGGGATCATCTGACCACCGGTGAGCGCAAGAAATCCGAAATCGAAGTTCTGACAGTGACCGAAGACGATTTGACCGATTGGGCAATTGACGATGATACCGGTGAAATCGACTGGACGGCCTACGCGAATGCAGATCTTCCGGAGGGCGGCATTCGGTTCAGCGGATTGAATGATGATGATATCCGCGCGTAAAAACAAAGCCCTTTCGCCGGTGTAGGATACCGGCGAAAGGGAAAGCGGAAGCCAGCAAAAACAACAAAACCGCCGAACACCCGCCACGCCTGTAATTATAGCAGACGTTGGCGGCGAAAGTCAAGGACTATAATTACAGGAGGAATAAAAAAATGACCACGTACACGATCACCAATAACGCCAGATTCAACAGCCGCGAAGTTTCGTTTGACGACAAGCCGCAAGTGCCTGTTTTGTCCGCGCTAAAAGCGTTGGGCATGCGCTGGAACCCGAAGCGGGTTCTGTGGTACGGATTCGCCAGCGAAACCGAAATCAAAAACGCCATCATGCAGGCGCAGCCTGAAGAAGTCCCCGCGCAGATCGCGCAGGATGGTTATCTGGGCGCTATCGCCGTTTCCGGCGCGAAGTCTGACCGCCGTTTGTATGGCGCTGAACTGTCCGCGGCGATCCGCGCGGATATCAAGGCCGCAGGGATCAAGGGCGTTACCGTGAAGGCGAAAGAATACAGCGGCGGACAGAACATCACCGCGACCATTAAGGGCAGTTCTGCCGATTGTGCCGACCGCGCCGAATACATCGACAAATGGACGCCGGGCGGGCGAAACTGGATTGATTTAGGCGATGATGGCATGATGTTCGCGCGCGATTTCTACGAAATGCAGGACGGGCAGAACGAAATCCGCATGAAGGCGGCTGTGATCGAATACGATTCGAAAACCTGCGCAGGCTTCCACAGCGTGAATCAGTATCACATTGACAGCCACACCGAATTCACGCCGGAATTTATCGCGAAAATCAACGCAGTAAATGCGATTATTCGCAACTACAATTATGACGACAGTAATAGCATGGTTGATTATTTCGATACAAATTTCTATTACGATCTGTGCGTGAAAATCTGCTAAATCAGACCGCCGCGCCCACCCGGCAAAAGGTGGGCAGAAAGGAAGTAAAACATGTCATTAACTGTCCTATTGCTGATTGCAGTTCTGGCGCTGATTCCATGCGCCGCACAGCCGCGCTGGAGTGGTTCCGGGCGATCGCGTCAGCGCGTGGCGCGCATTCGCATTCAGCCGTCCCCAGCTGCATGTATGGATGATACAGCCGCCGAAGATGCAGCCGAATCAATAAACGCATTCGCCGAATATGGAATAGCGTTGACGCAGCGCGCGGATTTCGCAATGAAAGAATCGAAAAGAGCGCGCCAGAATGCAGATGTTCTGCGCGTTGAATTGGATTCCGAAGCGCTGACGTACAAGAAACGCCAAACGCTGGAAAAGCAATTAGCCGCCGCCGAGCGCGCGGAGGTGAAGAACAATGCCGACGCAATGCGATTCTATGCGCAGGCACAAGTGCAATACGCGAAAGCGCGAAAGCTGGAAGAAAAGGCGCGGAAAAGCGCCTGCACGTAAGGAGGTATATAAATATGGCATATTCCCCGGAAGCAGATAAGAGATATAAGAAAACAAATGTATCCCGTGTTCTGATATCGCTGTACACAAACACAGACAAAGATATTATTACATTAATCGATGAAATGAATCGGAAAAAGCAAAGCAAACAAGCCTATATAAAACGTCTGATTCGTGAAGATATGGCGCGCCGCGCAAAGGAAGAACCGAGGGAATAACCCTCGGTTCTATTTTTTATACCGGTTCGCTGTTTGACAGCGATTTGCCGACATTGAACAGCGCGCGCCCATGCAGATGGTACGCTGTATCTAATTCAATACCCAGATCCGCCGCGATTCGCGGGAACGTCCAGCCCAGCATGTAACGCCGCTGCATCACTTCGCGTTGTCGATCGGAATGCAGCCCGTCAATCAATTGCAAAATCGATTCGACAGATTCGGCATACAGCGCGACACGATCTCGTAGTTTGTCTTGCAATTCGATCAAACGCGCGGTAGCATCTGCGCGCCTGTCGCCGCTGAATCCGGTTGGACTGGTGGACACTTCGCGCAGTGTGGACGTGATCCGCGTACGCATAGCGTGCAGACGCTCCATTTCTTCCAGCATGGCGGATATTTCGCGCTCTTTCCATAGAACTTCGGATAATACGATCTTCGCTTTTTCCGAATAGGGGTTCATCGGCTTGCGCTGCAACATGATCCGCTTGTCCTTCTGCCTTATCTCCAATTCGTTTCACCTCTTTCAAATCACCCTGTAACGGGCTTTATTCGTCCTCGAGATCTTTGCCCAGTATGGCAATGATGCCGTGCATAATGCCCTTTATCACGCCTACAATGATGTTGTACACAGTGACAGCCGCCGCCAGCCCTAACCCGAATTTCACGCCGAACAGGATCGCATTAATCATCTTCATCATCTCCCCATATCCTGCTTGAATCGATCACCGGCTTCAGCGACAGGCGAAAGATATCCGTTATAATTCGTATCCATTCATCACGATCGAATCCGTTTAGATTCTTCCTTTCTGCGCTTTCTGCCCTTTCTGCATGCTCTTTCTGCGTTTTTCCGCGCGAAATCATCCTTCGCGCCATCCTTTCGCGTTTTTCGCCCATGATTTGGTACATCTTTTGATTCCGATCGGCGCTCAAATCCAATCTTGCAATACCGTGCATAACAAATACATCTGCCAATTCTTCGATGTAGTGATTCATCGCATCTTCCAGCGTTTCCGGCGTTTCGCCGTTCTGCGCCCGTACAACCTTCAGCGCTGCTTGCGCCAGTTCTGCGCATTCCTCGGCAAGTTGGCGATATAAATAATCACGGCTACATGTATCGCGCATGATATCTAACAGATCGTGGTCTAATAGCTCATCCAGTGGCTTCTGCATCGTATCATTTCCCCCTTCGCTTGTCGCGCATATAGTAATATTGAATCATGATATCAACCACATGCTTTGCGGTTTCTGCGCTCGCAATGTTGGTTTTCAGCAGCTTATCGCCATCCACGATATCCCACGTTTCACGCGCAGGATTCAATGCGGTCGGATGCCGCACATGGATAATGGTATAGCCGCGATAGTTGAATGTCGTGCCCATGTTTGCCCTCCATCAATTCGTGATATAGCCCTTCAGCATTTCACTTCGCGCCTTCTGGTAAAAATTCCGGTCGATTTCGAATCCATAGGCGTTTCTGCCCAATTCTGCTGCCGCGCGCAAGGTGCTTCCACTTCCGGCGCATGGATCGATTACCGTATCTCCCGCGTCCGTGAAGATCTCTATCAGCCGCTTCAGCAGATTGACCGGTTTCTGCGTCGGATGAATCGACGGAATATCCTTGCCATCCCGCCGCCAATTGAACCAGTTGAAGATCATCGCCCCGTTATTGTTGAACTTCGGCAGTTTATCACGGTAAAGCACCACCGCGTATTCCATCGCGCCGACAATCTTCATGTTCGCCTTCAGTACCTGTGCGGAGTAATTCTTGCAAAAGAACAACGGATAGGATTTCACAAACCCGTATTTCTGTCCGTATTCGATCACGGTCTGAATCTGTTCGAATGCACAGAATACGATCATTGCCGGAGCTTTTCCGCGCTCTTTCGGCTCTTTCTTCAACAGACGGTTGCAGAAATGCATGTACTCCGCGATCTTGAAGTTTCCGTCCGTATTGAAGAACGCCTTGCGCGCATTGCCGCTTTCGCCGTTCCGATTATCGCCGCCGACGTACCACGTCGGATTGCTGGCGTACGCATCCGCACCGATGTTATACGGGATATCCGCGATCACCAATTGCGCCTTCGGAATGCTGTAGCCCTTGAAGTTCTGGAAATTATCGCGGTACAATTCGCATCGCGTTCTGCGTTCGGCCGGCGCTTCTGCGCCGTCGATGTAATCCAGCAGCGTCATATGTATTCCCCCATTGCGCACCGTGCCGCCACGTCGCGGTAATCGCAGATTCCATCCTTGCGCAATGTATCCGGCGGGGCGATTCGCATGAGCACCTTGCGCATCTGACAGCCCTTCGATTCAGCAGGGTTTTTTAGACAGATCGCACAGCAGCCCTCCATTGCGCGATTGATCAGAAATTTCAGATCCTCATTGTCCACGACTTGGCTATATGCGCCTTTGGTCAGCGCGGGCTTTGGGCGAATGATCACCTCGCCGACCGCGCACAGTCGCGCCATGTGACGAATCGTCTTTTCGGGCAGGGTATCATACACCGCATCGATCACCTTTTCCGTCATTTTCAGCGCAAGGCGGTAATTGCGCCAGCCGTTCGGGATGGATTGCAGACGCTCCTTCAATGCCTGTTCGTTGGCGTTTAGCTGCGCGTCCAGCCCCGCCAGAAATTCAATCGCGTGAACCTCCCGCGCGTTCGCCTCCGTAATTTTGCTCATCGTTCAATCTCCTTTCCAAAATAGTGACACAGGTATCCAATATATCGCGCTCCTGCCGGATTGCGTTGAATTCGCGGGATAAAATCTCGTGCCGCGCCTGCACGAATCGGATTCGTTTGGCGTACCGGTCGCGGTCGTGCTCCGCTTTTTGCAGCTTCCGGCGCGTTTCTGCGTGCGCGCAGCGCTCCAGATACAATAGCGTTTGCATGTAATTCTCGGTCATCGGTAGACCCTCCCCGTGATACGGTCGCGGATTTCGATGCGCGCCAACAAATCATAACCGCTCTGATCGATGATCGTTTTGATCGATCGAATGAAATACTGCGCGCGCAGATCAACGTCGTCGCGTTGCTTCTGGATCGTGGACAGCGCCGTGTATGCTGTGGGGTCTAAACATCCGCTGGGGTTGCGGATCGGAATTTCGGTGCGGCTCATGATCTTGCACACCTCCCGCACGGCTCCGGTTCGTGGCACGTGCCGCCCTGATGCACGCACATCGGGACTAAAAACGGGGCGATTTCGGGGCACGCGCGCGCGGCTTCGGCGCAGATTCGCTGCATCACCTTCCGCGTGTTCTCGGCGGCCTTCGCGCATAAACGTTTGTTCGTGATGGTCATCAGTTCCTCCGCGTTGCAATATAGAATCATGTCTACGGGCGTGTTCCGCGGCGCTGCATCGCCGTCCATGGCGTTCTGCCGGTCGTTGCGCAGGGAACTGATAAACGGCTGTGCGTGAACGTGGCGCGCGAAATGTGTAGCGGTGTTCGACGGTATGTTTTCGATCAAAAACGCGAAATTCAAAACGCGGATCGGGCTATGCCGCGCGCGCAGCATATCGGAAATCAGCTTCTCGGACGGGGGCGACGCTGGCTTTTCCGGCTTTCCCGCGGTAATCCGGCACGCCCATTTGAATAGCGTCAGTTCGCGTTCTTCAGGGGCATAGATCACAGTTACTTTAGCATCGGGCATGTGTACTCCTTTCGTTTATCGGCCTGTGAGATATAAGACAATGCGGACGACGAGCGCGGTATAGGCGATCCATGATAAAATGATAGACGACCACTTGAGCACGCGCTCCGACCAGCTGGGCTTTGGCGGGGCAGCGGGCGACGGTTCAAACGCTTCGTAGCCGCCGCCCTCGCGGCATTCATCCTCAACATTTAGGCGGCAATCGACGCCGCCGACGCTGTTCTTGCAGCATTCGCATGGGGTGTGAATCATGGTTAATCATCCTCCAAATCCATTTTCGCCCCGCAGTTCGGGCAGTAGTTCGCGCCGTGCAGGTCGAATGCTTCACAACCGCACAGACTGCACGAATTCCACGACATTAAATCATCCTCGTGGTATACCCACTTCCCATGCCGCACCGGCTCCGCATCAACGCTGGGCACAGCATCAACGGCAATGATCGCGTTGTCGATCAGGCACGAACCGCATCTTACACCGTTGTAGTTGTCACAGCCGTTGCAATAGCTTTTCAGTGCGTTCAGCGCCGCCTCGCGGCTGATTAAATCGCTCATTCGTTCTCACACCTTTCATCGCGTTCAGTGTCGTAAACCCACTCCCGCGAATGCCGGTCATAGTGCGCGATCGCGCGGCACATGTGCTGATACGGGTTCACTGCCAATGGGCAATCATTGCAATGCACATATCCATCTTCATCGCGCGCGCTGTATCGGGCGCAAATGCGCTTTTGTCGTTCTGTTGTCAGCATTTACAGCTTCTCCTTTCCGTACAGCACGCGCCTGAATCGCGCTGCTTCACGCCACAATGACAGCGAATCACGGTGCGCCTGTGCGCGGTGGGTATCGCCGAACCCCATGGTCGGGTTATCAGCCATGTGTTCGATTTCGTTTTCGATGTTCTCCGCCAGTTCGCGCATGTGCGTCGCCATCTTTATTGCGTCAGTTTTGATCGTGTTCATGATCATGTTCATCCTCCATTTCATCCGTCACGATGTACAGATCAGCGTATTGCTGTTGAATATCCACGGTTTCGCGATCTGAATCGCATCCATCCTCAACGATTCTGCGCAGGGTGTTATCTGCGTTGGCGATCAGTCTTTTCTTCAATTCATCTATCGGCAATCCATTTGCCAGATCATCCGGAAGATTGAAATCAATCGTGACTGTCGCGACGTATCGACCTTTAATCATGGTGTTCCTCCTTTGGCGGTTCGGGCATACATGCCCAGTATTTGACGGGGCGGTATTCGCCCAAGGCAGGAAAGAGAAAACCGCTCCCGGTCAAATAGCACTCGTGTACAGACAGGAACCCCGCATCGCCCATGCAGCCCAACACACTCACGTATTCTTCGGGCAGTTCATCGTCTGGGCTGATCCACTTCGGAACCTTCTTGCCAATGTCGGCAATTTGGTTTTCAAGCTGCTGGATGTATGCCAGTGCATCATCCATAATCATGCCAATGCATAGCTCGACCCCGACGTAATATGGACAGCCTTTGCATCCTCCAGAACCGCCGCAATTATTAAGCGCATTCTTGATTTCTTCAGGCGTCTTCATCGTTTTTTATTCCTCCGTTCCATTCTTCACCGGCAACATGCCATTCATGCCCGTCATCCGGAAGTTCGACCTCAACGGTCTTGAACATATGCGTATACTGTTCTTGCGCTGTCTGGGTATACGCTTGCAGCACTACCTTGATCCGCATAAAGTTATCCCTCCTTCGGTCGTATCCTCAGTTTTTCCGCGATCTCGGCGGGGATGGGGGTGTTGCGGCATTTCGTGCAGGCCTGTACGCTCGTCACACTTGCACATTGGCACGCAACGCCAAACGCCATCGGGCAAATCCAGCGCGAGTGATTCGGGAACGTTTGCTGCTGATACTCATACCAACTCGGATACACCGGCATAGGGTGCGTCCGTTCCCATTCCAAAACGCGGCGCTCGGTTTCTTCCGGCATAAAAAGATCTCGCGGGTCAGCCATGCAGCCATCATTTTCAGTAAGCAGCGGGCATTTATTGCAATCTACATACAGCCCGCATATCCGATGCACATTTCGCATGATTCTTGCGTATTCAGCCATTGTCAACCCTCCTTTGCGGCTTTCAGCCTGTCCAGTTCTTCTGGCGTGATTTCCTTCCAGCCGTGCCCATCTTCGGGCGTGGTGAACACACGATTTACATCCACCTTATCGCCCTCCGGCGTTCGGATGTAATGGATATGCACCGTGTCGAAATCGCCGTTTCGCGCGTCGAACAGGAATTCCTCGGCGTAGACCTTGAACGGCTGATTCGGCGGGCAGTATGGCATGGTGATTGGGTACATTTCATCGATGATGCGGGTTATTAATCCGCTGTGGTAGGTGCATTCGGGGTTGTTCATTTCCACACCGTAGGCGCGATCGTTGTCGCTGTATATGATGGTGCCATCCGGATATACGTCCTTCCAAAAACAACCCATTCGCTTGCACTTATAGGTTTTGACGTTGTCATCCTTCCGTATGCCAAAATGCTCCGTCCATACGTCCTCCGTATCCTCAATCGGCGTAAGCGGCTGATGTTTGATCAGGCGATTCAAGATATTCCGCGCGATACTGATGCTCATACCGGAATGCCCGTCGCCGCAGAGCGATTTGTAGGCTTTCAGCGCGCTTTCGCAGCACGCTTTGTTGTACTCGTACAAATCGTCATTTTCGTTTCCCTGCGCTAACGCGATGCGGATTTCATTCTCCGCCCATTCAATCATGTTCATGGATCACATTCCTTCCTTCGCCCAATTTCTCAACGATTGCGGCGATTTCTGCGCCGTTGATATACGGAATCCTTATATCGCTATCCCTGCTGAATTTGAAGCCAGTTATGCCCCCAAATGCATCCGTTGTAACGGTATAGTTTTCACAATGCATCACGATCGATCTCCCGTTCTTCAGGATGATTTCGACTTCGGACTTATTTTCATTCATCATGTTGCATCATATCCTCCAGCGTCACCCTCGGACGTTCCTGCCCGTCTACTTCATCCTCGTGCGCCGCAACGCCGTCGTTATACGGCTCCCACGCTTCATAGCCGCCGCCAGCTTCGCATTCGAAGGTCAGATTGATTCGGCAATGATCGCGTCCGCCGCCGAGGTCATGCATACAGGTGCTGCAATCTCTGTTCTGCATTTCGCTCCCCCCATCAGAAATACGTTCCGTCATCAACGTATTTATCTGGATCATATTCAGGGCTATGCGGGCGGCGATTCACCGGAAGCAGCAATTCATACTGATTCGCATCCAGCCCGTAAGCGTCTGCGATCCTCTGCGCGATGCCGGGCACGGTCACTTCGTCCGTATCCTGCTCCAATAGTTCAAGCAATCGCCATGAACATCTGCATACCCGCGCCATCGCGACAAGATCAACGTCTAACCGCTTGCGCGCTTCAATCATGCATGTGCGCTCCGTCATTTCCGCGTTACCTCCCGATATTCTCTGCGCCCTTCGTAGTACTTTTTCCATTCGATAATCGCGTATACGCGATCGATCGCAACGCCGAGGGCGACAAGCCCGAATGCTCCCCAAATCGTCATGTTGTTTCTTCCTTTCGCTTATGTGAACTATTATTTGTTCATCGTGTTTATCGTTCGGTTATTGTAATCTCCGTTCGCGGGTTATCCTTGTCGTATTGTACGCTGCTTCCATCGTGCGAAGATACGATCTGACAATTATCATCTTCCAGCACGTCGGCGGCAACTAGTATGTCGCAGGTCGCTTCAATCAGGTTCACCAAATCCACCCTGCGGCGCGTCGGCATGTAATACACCGCCTTGAGGTTTACCGGAAAATGGATCTTCCGGCGCAGTTCGCCGCCGATCTGGCGCAGACAATCCGCTTCGTAGTCCTTGTATTGCTTCGACGGGATCGGGATAATTCGCCCACCGGCGCGAATCATGCGCTGACTGTTTTTCTTCGTTCTCGGCGCGCCGTACAGCGTGAATTCGATTCGTTCCATGCTTCGCGTATTTCACCTCCGTTTTTTCCATATCGTTCCAGAAGCCTTTATTTGCCCCTGTAATCCGTTTTTATCCTCGGATGTGGATTTTATCGTTCAAGCCGTCAGAAAGCGTTTTAGGCGGCTTTCTGTGCATCTGGCGCGCGTTTATGCATTATCATTCGAATTCATCCGGTATCAACGTCTTTCGTCGGGTCGTAAAAGAAATCCGCTCCGAAGTCCGCTTCGGTGTAGGTGTGCTGCTGATAGTTCAACACGGCGCTCTGCTTTTTCTTCGATTCGCTCTGATCTCGCGCCGCCCAGTTGCGAACCGCTGCTTTCCAGTCCTTCATCGGCGATGAACCAACTCGCCAGCCTTTGGAAGCGTAGAAGTCAACGAATCGTTGCGCGTCAACCGTGATTCCGCGCTCTCGGCAATAAACGTTCACATCGTCCACTGTCGGTGGGGTGAAGCGCGCTCGCGCGCTCGTTCTACCCCCCATAAATGATTCGTCAGAAGCATTTATGGGGGTACTATCCTTCACTACCCTAGACTTACCTAGCTCTTCCTCTAGCTCTAACCTTACCTGTGTATCCAATTTGGATACAGTTTGTATACATTTTGTATACATGCCGTTTTCCGTAATAGAAACTTGTTCCTTTTCAACACATTTGGACGGCTTGTATCGGTCTTTTTGTATATAATTGTGAATTCGCCAATGTCGAATCACAATTACGCCGCTGTCGAACAGAATGACATAGCTTTTTGAAAGCAAAATGCGCAGATCATCGTTCGTCGCGCCGATCTGGCGCATGATGCTTCGTGGATTATTGATAAATCCATCGTCATCCGCAAGCATCCCGAACGTAAAATACAGGTTTCTTGCGCTCATCGGCATATCCAGAAAATCATCCGAAAGGACGATGGATTTCGCGAACATTCGCCGCTCTGCCATATCTATCCAGCCCTCCGAAGGTAATATCGCTTCACGCGGCATTTATCGCCGTTCCGGTTCTGCACTTCAACCATCTCACCGTCAATCCTGTGCCCCAGCTCGCGCAGATCGAATATCCTTGCGCCCAGCCGCATAACGCCCAGATGCTTCAGCGCTTCCAGTTGCGTGATGCTGCCGTGCCGGCGCAGATAATCCAGCACCATCTGGCGCTGATTGGGGCTGTCGCCCCGAATACGTGTAGTGTCCATGATCGCACCACTTTCCGGCGCAATTATCGCAATTGCGCACACATTCGCAGAATTCGCACATCAGGCTCATTGTTCGTGTTTTCAGCGAAATCGAACGCCGTTTGTGATCTTGATTGTGATTCCAGGCACGATTTCGCCCGTCTGCTTGAACGCCTTTTGAATCGCCGCTTTATCGACCTTCGGCGGCTGCGGCGCGGTATATTTCTCCGGAACCTCCCACGGATCGACAACCTCAACGCTGGTTGTTTCCTGCGTGTAGAATTTGCCAATATCGGTCGAAATACCCCTCAGCCCCGCAACCTGCATTGCGTACAAGAGATATTCCTTCAGGCGCTTTGCGTGATTTTCCTTCGCTTTCGCCTGTGTGGTCAGCCGGTCGGCTTCCGCCTTGAAGATGCTCGCCTTCGCCGTCAGTTCATCCGCATCCGCCTTAATGTTTTTCAAGATCATCGCGTAATTGTTCGCCTTTTCGTTCATGTCCGCTGATACTGCATCGATCTCCGCAATGATCGCTTCCGCCTGTTCCTCGGATTCGCAATCATCCAGCGCGGCGACAAGCCGCGCATAAGCATCCGTCAATTCATACATCTTCATCGTGCATCACTCCCATGGCATTTTTTCATCTTCAACGGGGGTAAACGCCGTGTTCGCCGGTGCAGTTGCGCTGTAGGCACGCAGGCGCTTGATTTCGGGCACTTTCACGCCCTCGCGGATACTTTGTACGCTCCGCGGGAAAGCCGGTCTGACGGTCGTTTTAATCTCTCCCATGTTCGTTTCGAATTCTTCCTCGCGGAACACCATGCCGACCATCTTATTCGCCAGCGTCGCTTCCTGCCAGTTCCACTTGTAGCCCGCGTTCGATTCTTCAATCGACTTGATCAGCCCCTTGAAATACGGGCTTGTATTGCCATCAAAACCAAGCGTCAACTGCCGGAGCGTGCAGCCCCATGCCGCATTGGGATTGTTCGCCTTTTTGCGTTCGAACTGACGCTTTGCGTATCCTGTGTATTCGCCTTCGGCGATTTCCAGCGCCAGCACCAGCATTTCAGAACCGCTTGCGCTCTTTTCGCACCACGCCTTCAGGATTCGGCAGATATAGCCGCCAGCGGGCAGGCGCTCAACGCTTCCATCGTACGATGCAGCGTTATCGTATCCAGGGGTAATGTTCATCAGTTTTCATCCTCCTTGTAATATTCCACGATTTGTTGATCTACGTAATTCAGGTCGTTGTCAATTTCCAGCGCGTCAAACATGCCCATCGGGCTTTTCGCGGTATCCATACCGTCGCTCTGCGTGCGGAATACGTGCTTGCCGTCCGAAATCATGCACCGCAAACAGATGGTGAACATGCCCTCAAGGCACACCTTCTCATCGATCAGCTTGCCGATGGTCTTCGGCTTCACCTGCCCAAAGTCGTTCATGTCCTCGTGCATGATCAGATACACGCGGGCATTGCTCGGCTCTGCACGGATCGCTTCAATCAGATTCCAGAACCGATCGCCGATTGTGTTGTACAGCGTGAATACGCCGTTTCCGGCTCCTGCGTTGCTGTGTCCTCGCATGAACATGTTCGTAATCAGATACCCAGCATCATCCACGATTATTATGTCGCGACCTTTCTTCGGCGCGGAAGCGATGCACGCGGCGACCTTGTTGTAATCGTCGGTCACGACCTGCGTGAATTTCCCTCGGAACGGCAAGGGCTTGCCCAGCACGTTCACCAGTGCAACGCGATTGGGATCAAGGTTGCGCAGGGAAGCGCTCTTGCCGCTGCCGCTCTTGCCGATTAATAATACAGGGATTGCCATTATTCCTTCTCCTCCATCGCATCGGCATAGCGCTTCAATTCCTCCAGCTTGTCCTTCAGCTTCTTGTTTTCGGCTTCCAGATCGCGGATGTTCCACCGCCTCATGCGCAGGTCGGATTCCAGTGAATCAATCTTCTCTCCCAATACGCTAATTGCAGTTGCAACGTAATTCATTTCGTCCATATTCAATCCTCCATTTCAGCTTCGATGAATTCACCATTTTTCAATGTGTAAAATGTATCAGGTTTCAACTTTTCACCATCGATCTGTGCAGCACGCACACACACAGGCTTGAAGTTGCTATCATATTCAGCCAGCACAATCCAACTTCCGATCTTGGCTTTGATTGCGCTATTGTATCCAATCGCCGAGACAACCGCCCCGTCACCGCTGGAGCCGATCTTCGCCCCGTCACCGCTGGAGCCGATCTTCGCCCCGTCACCGCTGGAGCCGATCTGCGCCCCGTAACCGCTGGAGCCGATCTGCGCCATGTTACCGCTGGAGCCGATCTGCGCCCCGTAACCGCTGGAGCCGATCTTCGCCCCGTAACCGCTGGAGT